CCTTAGTTGTGTGGAAGTGTACTGACCCGGCGGTCGAATTATCCCGCCGGGTCTTTTTTCTCGGGCGCGGCGGCTTTGCCATCCATAAACGCCCGGACGGCGGCGTCCTTCGCCTCCAAAAGTTTGCGCATAGAAACAGTCGCTTCCGGCCCGGCTTGGATGTTGTCGAGCATCCATAGCGCTAGCCCGGCGAAGTGGGCGCTAACTTGCTGCAAATGCTCCGGCAAGTGGGTATAGCCGAACCACTTGGTCATTTCGCGCCGCGGATCCGGCGGCGGCGGCGACTTCTTGATTTCGTCCGGCAGCTTATCCGCCCACCTAAACATCATCCGCCTCAAACATGAAATGAATGCGCCGGTCCTCGCCGTGATTAACGACCGCATGCGGGCGCTCCACGTTGACCATGTAGGCGGATCCGACTTCGAGATGATACGCCTTGTCCATGATAAAAAAGGCGGAAGGGTTGGTCATGATCGGGATATGAACCCGGAAGCACCACTTCGCCATGTCCGGCCCGATGCCGTGGGCATGGGTGCCTAAGAACTGCCCGGGGACCATAGTCGAAATCTTGAAGTCGTAGCAAAACTTGCCCTTAAGCGCCGGAAAGGCAAGGCGATCGAGTTGAACCATCATCGCCGCCGCCCGCTTGGAGAAATTATGCCAAGCTGGCATGTTTACGATCGCGGGCAGCCCAATGATGTAAGGGTCTACGGTCGGGGATGGGGCGCGGGGCCACTCGGAAAGCGGAATCGGCAGCACCCAATCTCGCATTGGCAGCACGTCGATGCCGTCGCCGATCTTCTCGACGAACCCCCTAAATCGCGTCATTTCTTCGGGGTGATGGGCTTTGAGGATGGCGGCGGCGCTTTGGCGCCCTTCTGCTTTTTCGGCTTGCCTTTGGATTCCTTACGCGGCTGTTTCCCCGCCATCGCTATGCTCCAACAGTTTCTGCTTCGCCTTGATCGCCGCGGCTTGCTGCCGGACGATCTCAAAGAGCGCCGCGCCCGGGCCGATGACCCCGGCGCTAAAGAACGTGGTGCCGAGCGCGTCCGCCAAGTCGCAAGATCGAAGCCCGCGCCGCTTCATCACATCTTTGCTCTCTATCACGAGCCGCCCGGCGGAGTCTATGGCATAGCGAACGCTGCACAATTCGCCCGCGAGATCGTCGGCCATGTCCCGCGGGATATCGGCGAAGGACGGCTCGCCCATATTGATCCAGTTCGCCATTTCGAGCCAGATATAGTCGCGCAAGCGGAAGGGCTGGTGATCGGTGTCCAGCCCCGTCCGATGGGGGGCTTTTTCGGCGACGTTGACGCCGACCAGGACCAACCCCTCGGGGAGCTTCCCGGCGCGCTGCATCTCCCGCAAGCGGTCGTAAGGACCCGCGCCCAAGCCGCCGCTGATGTCCAAATGAACGCTGTTGGCATGCCACTTGCGGATCAGGTTGACGATGATGCCGGTGCAGCGCGAAGTATCGATCTTCGCCTCGACCCGGATGTGCTCGACGTTTGGACCATCCCGAAGGACAAAGACGGTCCTGTCGTCGCCATAGCGCGCCACATCTACGCCTAAGCGTCGGTCGCCGGGTTCGATGTCATCGAGATGCGACCGGGAAATCGCCGCTTCGACCGCATCGAGCGGGATAAGCGTATCATCGTCCGCACGCGGGAATTCTCCATCTGCGCGAACTCGTACAACATTCGATCCCTCGCCAAATTTCCGTACAAGCCCAGGACGATAGCCCGGCGCAACCAATGGGCTGTCAGAACTGCGAAAATGGAGGGTCGTGAATTCGGCCCGGTTGTGTTTGTGGGAGGCGGCAAAGTAGCCCGTAGATCTGGTCGGATTGCCGCCCATAAGTAGGGATGCATTTGGACTAGAAAGCGCGCCTTCGGCGACTTCAAAGATTTTGTCATGAACGCCGCCCGCCTCCTCGATCACGAACATGATTTGGCCCTTGTGGGTATCGACGCCGACCTCATCGACGACGATGGTCCGCCCATCTTCCGAGATGGTGATGTCCGAAGCGTGGAAGCCTTGCAGGGCGTCGGGCTGCTCCGGCCGGGCGGTGCGCGCCACCGCAAACCATTCCTTCGGGGCGCCCCGGGCGGAAATCTTGTCCTGGGTGATCTCAAAGAGCGAGGAGAGCCAAAACTCGGGCGGCATGCCCCAGGCGCGGCTCACTTCCAGGCTATGCCGGTACCACTTGGCGATTTCCGCCCATAGGATGTCGCGGAGCTGGACGGCGCTTGGCGCGGTGCACGGCACCTTCGAGAAGTCGAATCATTCGAGCTTCCACCAAATCGACGCCGCAAGCGCCGCCGACTTGCCGGTGCCGTGGCCCGATCGGGCGGTGACCTTGGCGCCGGGCTCCTTGATGGCGTTTAGCAGCTCGCGCTGCTGATGGGTGGCGGTCATGCCGAGCCGGTGCTTGGCGTAAGCCACCGGCTTTTCGCGCCACTCCTCGCGCAGCTCGCGATAGATTTGCTCCCACCCCTTTTTCGGGGCTTCCTTCTGCATGCCTTATTCCGATTCCGCGCGCACGGCCCGGAGCAGCGCGGTCGCGTTCTCCTCGGATCCCAGATCGGTTTCCAGGGAGCCGCCATTGATCGGGCCGATTTCTAAATTGTCGCGCTGGTTCAAATAGTTCTTGCCGAGATGAATGCTCATCGCCGCCGATCGCTTGGCAAGAACGAACTGCATGCGCCGAAGCGAAGCCTTGCCGTTCTCCTTGCCGTCCCGGTAGGCGTCCGCCGCATCTTCATGCCTCGCAAGGAAGCTCCGCAGCGTTTCGACGTTGCATTGCAGCACCCCGGCGACTTCGGTCAGCGTGCATTGCAGCCCGCCAAGATCGCGGATCCGCTTGATGGTCGACTCGTCGTGGACGATCTTCGGCGGCGTGCCCGCGCCGCTGTATTTGCTGGTCCCGCGCTCCCCGAGGGAGCCGCGCCCCGGCTTCGCCTTGCCGTTCTTGCCGATCACCCACCCGGCGCGCTTCTCGGCGTCCAGCATGACCAGATAGTGCGAGTGGCAAAGCCCGCGGGCGAAAATCTGCTTGGGGCAATCCTCGACGATGCAAGCCCCGGGAACGCCCTTGCGATGGATTGGTTTCGGTCCTGGTTTCATAGCTTTTTTTGCTAGCAAACGCCCTTTGCGCCGCCTATACTATACGCACACAACTAAGGAATGGAAACCATGCCGCAGCCGCCGACAAAGCTGAGTCTGCTAAAGCGCGCGGCCCACGCCGGAAATTGGAAGCAAGCCTTGCGGATTGCCGCCAAATTTCCGGAGCTAGGAGACCACAAGGCCGCAATCCAGCGCGCGCACCAATGCGCGTGGAACCCAGGCTTTTATCGGCAAATGGGCTGGAATGTCGATCAGGCGATCGCCGCCGGGATCGCCGCCTTGCAAGAGCGCTATCAGCTATGACTGCGACCACCTGGCCGCCCGCCGCCGCCCACACGGCTAAGCGGGCGGCCTCTTTCCTTGCCTTGGTTATCGCCCTTTGGATCCTATTTGGAATCATCTTCGCCGCCGCGATCGGCTTAACCCCGAATGAAAGGACCCGCGCATGGCGCCAAGCCGCCCTCTTGAATTCACAAACCCTAAGATGCACGCCGGATGGCAAGGCGGCCGGCCGGTATTCGTTGTCTTCAATCTCGCATCCGCAAAACAATTGTTCGAAGAGTTTGAACAACCCCAACCAATAGCGATCTGCGTTGATGTTCCGCACGCCGCATTGGCAGAAAACTTCGAGCAAGCCGTCCACTTTTTCAGCGCCGATCATGTCGCTTCTACTTTGGCGGATGCGATTTTCGCTGTATAAAGCTTCGCGGATTGGCATCCGCGCGCGCGAATACTCGGATGGTGGCGCGATAATCTAACCGCCGAGTCGGATGGGCTGTTCTTGGTTACAGCCGCGATCCGGGCGGGCGGGGAGTCCGCCTCGTTCCTCCCCGCCCGCCGCCTTATTCCCGAAGCTCGGCTAGCGAAGGATGCTCCGGCCGCGCCGGGGGCGCGGGCGGATCGGCCGCCGCCATCTCGGCGCGGGTTTTGGGGATGGCGTTGGCGGCTTCCCAGCGCGCCTCGACCTCCATGGCGTCGAGCACCCATTGGGGGACCTCAACTTCGCAATTGCGCCCATCCTTGGCGGCTTGAATGATGCGGTCGGCTTGCGCTTCGCCGAGCACTAGCGCGAGGTTCGCCCGATTGGCTTCCGCGATCGATCGC